TGCTGGGTTTCGTGAGTGAAGTTAAGACTGCCCCTAACTTAGTAGCTACCTCTGCTGAATTACCCAGAGAGCCGGTAGTGGCGGCAAACACCGCCATGAGTTCATCCATTGAAACACCCAAGCTGGCGGCGCGACCGCTCACACGAGGCAGGGCGTCTGCCAGTTCTCCGAAACTCGTCACACCATTCTTGGCGGTCATCTGAATCATATCTTGCACCGCTTCGGCGTTGCTCCAGTCCAGCTGATAGTTTTTGATCATCGTCGAGGTTACCTTGACTACCTCACTTAGATCTGCAAGACCACCTACCGAAGCTTTAGCCGACTGTTCCAAGAAGTCTAACCAATTATTCTCCGGCACACCGTTCGAGATGACTTGATACAGACCGTTGGCTAACTCTTCACGAGCTATCGGTATCTCTTTACTCAGTCCGACGATCTTTTCCTTCATAGCATCGAATTCTTCTCCACTCTTTCCCGCCATTGTATTGGCGGCACGCATTGATTGCTCGAAGCTATTGAATGGAGTTGCCAGTTCTGATACTACATTGCTGAAATTCTGAAACGCACGTGCAGCAGTATCGAACACCACCCCGAATTCAGCCATTTCGAGCAGCTTCTTTCCCGCTTCGCTTGCCTTCTTGGCGACTCGACCAAGAGCTTCTTCCGTTTCATTAGCCGCCATAGTGACCGAACGGATAACATTAGAGCCTCCATCCTTCACTTTTATCTCATATTCAACCGATTTTGCCATTTTTCTTTGTATCTTTGTCACGCCTTTTGGTAGAAGGCATAACGTGTTATTCCCAATCCCCTATGCGACTATCCCAATTCAAAGAGTATGTGTTATCCATACTCGTTCTCATCTTCTTTGTGGCCGTCCTTGTGGCTATCTTCGCACCTACCACCTACGTCAGGGTTGGTGCGATCATCATTGCCAGCGTGGTGTATTGGATTCTCTTCGTCATTGCTATCCTATCACTTTAGCCCCGCCCGTTTCCGTGCCTCTCTATACCGTTCCATCTCCTCCTCGTGGGTCAGTGGCTCTGCCGCCTCTTGCTGCAGGTGGCTCTCCGTCTCGTCGTCCCACGGGAAGTGCAGCACATCACCTCCTCGCAGAGCTCGTTTCGAATAGGGTTGCAGCAGCGTCACGCACACCGCGCGGGTCTGTTCCCAGCTTCTCCTTTCGCGCTGCGTCTCCCGTTCCTGCCATGCCTTCCACACCGCTCTAAACTCCGACGGGGTGCATCGTTCAAAGTCCGTCAGACTCATCCCCACACACCCCGTCGCCAGTCCCATCAGGCGTTCTATGTCGCTGATCTCTTCCCCCGCGCTGTCGTTTTTTTTTCTTCTTCCGTTCCGGTAGTCAGCTCTTGCACCATGGTCGCCACATCCTGTGGCTCCAATCGGTCGGCAAGCTCCTGTGCCGACAGTTCGAAGGGCACATTGTCCACCACGCAGGCGCTCACGATGCAGCACCAGATCAGTATCAGGTTCTCAGTCAGGTCGTTCGCATCCATGCGACTCACGTCCTTCCCGACTTCTCTCTTGAAGCGCATCAGCGCTCCCATCGTCATGCGGAAGGGATATTCCTTACCGCCTATCGTCACCTTTCCCATACCTCACCGACTTACGACTGTGAACTGCCGTCCGACACGGCGCCTGTATTCTCCAACTTGATGCTGTACTTCGCATCGTCGCCGGCCTGTCCGTCCAAGTCGAGGCTGGTGATCAGATACTTGCCGCTATGTGTCGCCGAGCTGTCGCGCACCCCATAGCTTGCATCCACAGGCTCGCCCGCCAGCTGCAGTTGCTTCAGGGTGTCGTAGGTCGACATACCGCTGCCATCCGTCAGCACACAGCCGTCGGCTGAGATCTCTTCCGAATAGCTCTTCACATACTTCTCTTTCCACTTCCCGGCAGACTTCTCCTTCGTCACGCGCTCGCCCGTCTCCGTCGTTGTCGTGATCTTACAGCCCGTCGAATACGACAGTGCCGAGCCTCCCACACTCAGGATCAGGTCGGTACCGTCCAACACCTTTGTCGTTTTGTCTGTTGCCATTGTTCTAATGTCATTTTAATGTTCTTCCAATACGGTTCTTAATTCCCTATCCGTGCGTACAGCCACACCCCCAACAGCGCCAACACGATCACTGCCGCCGTCCAGCGGGCTTCGCGCCATCCCGCACGTCGCTGGTTGGGAGGCTTGCTCATCTCTATCACTGCGCTGTCGTTACGGGCGCACACACTACGCTGCACCTCCGTCGTCTCCATCAGCAGCGTGCACTGCACCGCCGTCTCTGCACTCACCACGAGCTCTCCCGTCGTGTCGCGTTCCACCCGCAGTGCGGTCTGATTGCCGCGTGCCCAGTACGCCGCCCCTTGGGGCAGCTGCCTAAGGCTGTCCGCGGCTATCCGCAGCACCACCGTGTCGCCTTTCGTGCTCATCCGCTCGGTGTACACCCGCGTCTGTTGCACCATGCTGTCGCGCGCACTCTGTCGCGCCTCCTGTCTCTCCGCCGTTACCGGTTTCCCGCGCACACTCGCGCATCCGTTCAAGGACCACACAGCCGTCACTATGAGGACAGCTATTAGCAGCGTCCACAGCCTTCTGAAGCTTGGACACCGCGCGCTTGAGCGACGCCAGTTCTTTTCTCGTTGCATTCAGTTCATCTCTTAATGGTGTGACTATATTATCCATCAGGATCTTGGTCGCCTCGTTCACATTGTCTATGCGCACCCGTTCCGCCTCGGCTCTCGCCTTCTCGGCGCCGGCGCGGGCCTCCTCTGCCTCGGCGCGTGCCCGTGCCACAGTGCTCCGCAGCGTCAACACGCCGATCACACCTGTCAGACAGCCACCGCCCAAGACCACGTTCAGCAATGTGTTCCAATCCATACCGACTTCCTTTCTCCTTTTTCCGTTTCGGTTCCTCTTATCCTTCGATCCCGATCTCCCGCAGCCATGCCGCCACGTCGTACGAGGGGCACTCCTTATGCACCCCCGGTAGGTCTCTGTGTCCCACGATGCGCACCTCAGGGTGCTCTGCGTGGAACTTCCGCACATACGCCGCCAACGCCGCCTTCTGCGCCGCCGTTCGCGTGTCCTGTGCCCGTTTCCCGTCGCGGCTCAGCCCGCCGACGTAGACGATGTGGCGGCTCACCGTGTTATACCCCGCTGCCCCGTTTGTCACCTCCCATGGATCCACCGTGGCATCCTCGTTGTTCGCCACCAAGCGCTCCACTTTGCCGTCGAGGTGAATCAGGTCTGTATATCCCACCTGCTTCCAACCTCGCCCCGCCGGAGGTGCCGCCGTATGCCAGCGCCGTAGCTCCGCCGCCGTCACCTCGCGCCCCTCCGGTGTGGCCGTACAGTGTATCACCAGATACTGCAACCTTTGCGCCGCCATCATCTTCTACTTTTTCTGACTACCATTCTTCACGTGCTCCGTTCGTCGCCTCCCGATCACGCCTTATATCCGCTCATCATCACCACTCCGGCGTCCTCCTTCTTCGGCATGGCGATGAAGTAGTGGCGGAAGCTGATCTTGTTGTGCTGATATTCCGGGTCGGTCGTCGCCTCGCTATAGTACATCTTCGTCGAGCCCGTTGCCTTGAAGACGCGCGGCACATAGAACGCGAACGAGCAACGATACTCGCCCGTCGTCGCCGTGGCATCCACCGCCTTCTTCTTTCCTGCCGTCGTATAGAGCGGCGTATTCACATACGTGTACACCTCGAAGCCGTACAGCGATCCCACCTTGCCCGTCGAGCGGTCCACATTATACTGCTCGCGGAAGTTCTGATCCGCCAACAGCAAGTCATTCACATGATCCGGACACAACACCAGTCGGCGCTGCTCTGCCGGCACCTTCAGGTTATCCATAGCGCGCTTCATAGCCACCACGTCCGCCATCGTCAGGCGCAAGCGTCCCGTCTCGTCTGCCTCACCGCTGCTCTTCAGCACCGGGGTCTTTGTCGTGTTCTCGGTGGCGCACAAGGCGTGTGCCGACTTCTTGAACTTCGCATCGTTCAGCGCGTTCGCGTGGCTCTCCTTCACGCGCTGCATCTTATCGTAGCTGATGGCATACAGCTCGTCGTCCGTCACCGGTGTCACCTTCGTCTGGAACTTATCCAAGCTGATGGCGATGTCCGCGTCGGTCAACGCCTGTGTCGGGATGGGGTAGGTCGTGTTGTTCACCACCACATCCGGATCCACCCCCACATCCACCAAGTGGATCACGTCGTTCTCTACGATGCTACTCTGGTCCGGCACACCGTCCAGCCACGAGCCCTCCAAGCCGGAGCGCAACGCCTTCACCGTCTCGCCCGTCCATACTTCTGTCAATACTCCTGCCATATCGTTATCTGTTTTTTTATGGGTTATCTTTTTCCCTTGTTCTACTCTTTTTCTGATCCGACCCGATCGCGCATTCACGCTCGCGCTCCGATCCGATCCCTCTCACTCTCGGTTGCTCATTCACCCTCGCGTTCCTGAGGCACCTCCATGCCGTACTCTGCCTTATACAGGCGTGCATACTCCTGTGGATTCTCTTGGCGCAGCGTCAACAGCTCCTCGGCGGGCACCTCATGCAGGCTCTTGTAGTGTTCCTCTCGTACGCCGTTCTGCTGATGATTCAGCTGTGCCAAGAGGCTCTGGCGTTGTGTGGGCACCGCCTGTAGTGCCTCTTCCAGTCGCTGACTGCCCATGAGCTTTCCTAATTCCATGAAGCGGGCGCGGCTTGTCGCCACGATCTTTCCTGCGCCGATTG